CCGGATCGGGGACGCGATATTTCCGCCGGAGCCGACGCTGATAATCAGCTACCTCACACCTGAAGAGATCATGACACGCGACCGCATCAAGAGGATCCAGAGCAAGATCGGCGTCGAGGTTGACGGCTTCTGGGGGCCGAAATCCATCGCCGCCTGCCAATCCTATCTGCGCTCCCTGATGCCGAAAGATGCCAACTGGCCGCGAGCTTCGCAGAGTTCGCTACAGGGCTTCTACGGCAGTCCCGGCGACGAGTCCCGACTTGTCAGCGTCAACGTCGAGGGACTAGGCCTGCGCTACGACGGGAAGCCAGTGAAGAGCATCCGATGCCACGACAAGGTGGCGGACAGCCTCAAGCGCGTGCTGGTGGCACTCTCGAAGACGCACCCTGACATCCTCGCGCAATACGCGGGAGTCTACAACAACCGCCCGATGCGCGGCGGGAGCTTGCCGTCCTTGCACGCTCGCGGTGCCGCCATCGACCTTGCGCCGGATACCAACCGGATGTCGCAGTCGTGGCCGGTATCTGCCGACATGCCGCTGGAGGTGATGGAGGCTTTTGCGCGGGAGGGCTTTGTCGGCCTTGGCTGGCTGATCGGCAGGGACGCCATGCATTTCCAAGCGACTACCTGACCGCTTGAGTCTCGAGATTCGCCACAAACCGCGAGAACGGCGAGGGCGTGAACGGCTTGCTCTCCTTCCGCTCCAGCCACCGTGCCAGCTCATCCTCCGCGAGCTTGCGGCCAGCCTTAGACTTTGCGCCGGCCACGTTGGCACGCAGGGCGTCGGTGATGGCGCTCATGGCTCGACGGTGGTTGCTGGTCCGCGAACATCCGCGTCACCGGGGCCAGGGTTGAGGTAATTAACCGCGACGAGTGCTGCGTAGAGGGCGGCGGTGAGAAGTAGGAGTTTCATGGGAAAGAAGCCCGCCGGGGTTAGCGGCGGGCTGGGTGGGAGCTTCATGGTTTTGTGACTTGAAAGACAAAAACCGAATTGGAGAAATCCTCGTCGGTAAGGATTGTGATGCTCGCGCTTGTTTCACTGATGATTTCAACAGCCGAAACTTTGTTGCGAGCGATGAAGGCGGACTTGGCGGCGGCGGAGTGGAAGTGGAGCGTTGCGTTCGACATGCGGTGAACCTACCCCGCCGGATGAATTTCGCAAGACTTTTTTCATGCGGGCGCACGATTGTTCTGCAAGCCTTGATCTATCAAGGTTTGTCCTTCACGAAAACGCCTCCTTGCATGGAGCCTGTCCTGCCCTTGATCTCATCGTAAGCGACGGCAAGGCAGTCCTCAAAGCGCAGGTCGGCCATTTCAGCGGCTAGGATCAACGTGACGGCACAGTCGCCAATGCCGTCGATAAGCTGCTCTCGCATCGCGCCTTTGTAATCGGGGTCGCAATCATCGGCCAGGTGCCATTTGATCGCCGCATCCCGCGTCTCGGTCAATTCCTCTTGGGTCTTGCTGAGTTGAGCAAGCAGCGTCCCCTTGCCGTTCGGGCCGGTGATTCCCTTTTGTTCGCCCCATTGGCGCACGTTTTCGATCAGTTCTTCGATGTTCATTGGTTGGTTGGTTGTTAGCTGGTTTATGGGCGATCTAGATGGTCGTTCATGGCTTCCATCTGAAATCGCGGATTGCGTTTTCTACGGCGTTTTTTGCGTTCGATGTGGTTGAGAATTCTGAATATCAGATTGGCGAGTCGTGGATGGCCGGCCAGGATCACGGCTAGGGATCGGGATAGGTGGTTCATGGCTCGTGCTTCCAGTCTACGATCACCCGCGCCATCTGCGCTGCCGTCTTGACCGGCTTTGCCTTCTTGCCGTTCGCGCTGGCCAGCATTCCGCGCCCGCCGCGTCCGTTGTCCCACAGCCACCAGTCAAGCCAGCCGTCCGGGTCGATGATTTGCACGGCGTCTTCAAATGCGCCCCAGATGGATTCGTGCAGCCTTCCTTCGCTGTCCATGCACCCAGCCTTAATTGCCGCGTTGCAGGCATCGTCTAGACGGTTGTATGAGGCTGTCAGGGTTTCGATGATGCCTTGCCAGTGTTTGATTTGTTCGATTCGGTTCATTTTGTTTGATGGGTAAAGGTGAGCAGTTTCTCGACATGCTCAGGTCGGCATGGGGAAATCAGAGCAGCGTCAACTGCGCCTTGGCATTCCGAAGATTGCAGCACGCCTGTTTGAAATACGACTCCTTTAGCTCGCTGCCGACGAATCGACGGCCAAGCGTCAACGAGCCGACGCCCTCGCTTCCGATGCCAGCAAAGGGAGAATAAACCAGATCGCCGGGATTACTCCAAAGCATCACTGCGCGTTCGATGACATCAAGCTGGAGCGGGCAAATGTGCTTCTCGTCTTGCTCTGTCCTTGCGCCGTCGCGGTTTAAGACCCGACCTTGATCGACCGTCATCCAGACCGGGGAAGCGACTTCCTGCCACCATGAAACCGGGAACTCGCCACGGTCCTTAGCAATAGGTTTTGGATTCTCTCCCGGCGCACGGAAGATCAGCAGGTAATCCGCCGATCCGACCCGCGAGTCGGCGCTGTCATTGCAAAGCGTCTTGTGGAGCAACCCGTGCGCCTTGGTCCGCTGCATCTCTGTCACTGGATTCTTCCAGATGCAAATCCGCGAGTGGAACCGGAATCCGCGTTTCCAGAATGACCGGATGATCTCGCCGCTGAAATCCTGAAACTGAATCGCGCCGTGCTTCCACTTCGTTGCCAGTAGGTCAACGCAATGAACGGCAACCTCGCGACCTGGGACCATGACCCGCGCAAGCTCGTCAATGAGAAGCTCGAAATGCTGCGTGAACTCGTCCATGTCGTTACAATTACCCATGTCCTGCAAATCGTCCGAGTAGGTAAACAGGTCCGCAAATGGCGGGGAGAATATACACATATCGATTGACTGGTCAGGGATGGCCTTTGCGACCCGGACGCAATCGCCGTGATGCATTGTCCATTCGCTTGTGGATTCGGTATTGATGTCGGTTTTCATGGTCAGTTTTTTCACTTGGAAGCCACGGAAGCATTTCGCCGCGATCTTCATCTTGGTTTGCATGTCTTGATGCTGTTTGATCTTCTTGTTGATTGTCTGTAGAATTGCGCCCTCCGTGGTTGCTTGCACGATGTAGGCGTTGACCTGGCGAGTCTGGCCGAATCGGTATGACCGGCGCAAAGCCTGATAGAAATCCTCGAAAGAGTAGGACAGCCCGACGAAAGCCACGTTAGAGCAATGCTGCCAGTTCATGCCGTAGCCGAAGATTCCGCTTTTGCTGATAAGAACGCGGATTGATCCATCCACGAATCCTTCTGCCGACTTTTCCTTGAACTTCGCAGTGTCGCTTCCTTTGACCTCGACGGCGTCACGGATGGCATCATTGAGCATCTTGCTTTCCTCGTTCGTGTTGCACCATACAATCCATGATTCGCTCGACCCGTTGACGAGTTCCGCCACCTTCGCCACCCGGTCCCTGACGGTCATCGAAAGCTCTTTGTGCATCGTGGTTGCGGAAAGCGTCGAGTGGCGCAGTAGCTCGCCTTCCTTGCGCCCTTCCACCTCGTCAACCTGGACCGCGAAGGACTGGAGATTGAGCGGCGGGAGATCGTAGCCGTCATCAGGGAATCCAATGTCGGACGGTTTGGAGATGCACGCGGCCCACGATGACAGCCACTCCCAAAACGACTTTTCGGCGTGGCGCTTCAGCCGCCAATCTCCCGTGTTGAAAGTGTCGTTCAGGAAAAACGTGGCGAGCATCTGAGCGGGTGAGCAAATGCCGAGAAAGTCGGCGTGCTGCCCGAACTCCGTGTAATCGTTTGGCGATGGCGTCGCCGTGCAGCAAAGCCGATACGGGGTGTCGGAGAATCGAGACGTAAGCCGGATACGCGTCTTGCCGGTGAAGTTCTTCAGGATTGAGCTTTCATCAAGAACCACGCCCGCGAACTCCACTGCTTCGAAATGATCGAGCTTGTCGTAGTTCGTGATATATATGCCGGTCGCGTTGCATTGGCTACCATGCTCAACGACAGTTGCCGCGATGCCGAACTTGCGAGCCTCCGCTTCCGTTTGCTTGGCGACTGATAGCGGCGTCAGGATCAAGACCATGCCGGAAGTCTTCAGTTTGACTTGATGCGCCCACTCAAGCTGCTGCGCTGTTTTTCCTAGTCCGCAATCTTCAAAGAGTGCGGCACGTCCCTGGCGCACTGCCCATTCGACAACGTGGCGCTGCCACGGGAAAAGGGGTGCGGTCATTTCCAGCGGCTCGAAACCGTGCGACTGAGCGCGTTTGGTTTTGGCCGTGATGAAGTCGTCGTAGGTTGCTTTCATGGGTTCAGTGCGTCTTGAGCTGCGGTTGCGATCTTGCCGAACTGCGTTCCGTAATAACCACCAACATCGCCAGTCGCGTCGGTGATGCCGCGAATGGCAACCAGTGCCGATTCTTGTTTAAGCGCGACGGCGCGGAGTTCGTTATAGGCTTGAACCAGCATCCCGATCGGCGGCGGCGAGTCCGTCCAAGCAAGCGGGAACTCGTCACTAATTAATTGCGGTGTGTCGTTTGTCATGCGCCGAACTCGCTACCCCGCCGCCGGTCCCGCCTCAACAAAAAAGGACCATCCCGCAAAAATAAACCTGACGAAAAAACTTGCCAGTCGTCCCGCCTTTACGCGCTGTAAGACTCGCTCGCCCGTCAAGTTTTTCGCGCTGTATGACACAAATAAAGTTTACGGTTTTTCTCGCCAGTCGAGCCGGTCGGGAGGATTGTGCGGCTGTCAACCGACACCAACCAAACGACCATGAAAACCGAAAAACAAATCGCCCTCGACAATCTCCTGACCGCCAGGGCCGCTTCCGAGCCAGGGCCGATTGTCCACTTGCCCGAAGGTGCAAACATGTTCAACCCAGGCAAGGTTTGCGTAAACCTTGCTGATTGTGATGCCAACCCGGTATACCGCCCCATGACGGAGACCGAGCTGGCTCAGGAAGCCGCCGAGGCTGATTGGTGCGCGGCAAACCGTCGCCACTACGACCTGACGGAGAAGGTGGACGCCGCCGCCAAGGCTGCATTCGACTCGCTCCCCCAAGACGCTCAGGTCGCGTTCCTCAAGTCCGGCCCTAACCGCTGGGCCGGTGGCGAGGACGCCCGCTTCGCCCGCTTCAAGGTGGTGCTGGCCTATGGCAGCACCGAGGTTGCACGCCTCGGCGCAACCGGCGGCAACACGGACGCCCGGATCCTCATCAGTGCCGCCCCCCACGGCGTGGACACTGACGAACTGATCGCCCGGCTGGCGCGGTTCGAGTTTTGATTTTTCCCGCCCCGCCAGCCGGTGACTTGTCGTTAGGTAACGGCGAGCGGCGGCGGGGAACCATTCATTACCATGACACCAACCCAGATCGCAAACCTAGAGTCAGTCCTGCTCATGCTAGCCAGAGACTACAAAAACGCCTCGCCAACCGCGTCCGCCGCATATGCCAACGCCGCCTCACTCCTTATTGAGGCCGCGAGCAAGCCAGCCTGCCGCACCCGGCGCAAACTTACTACGCCATGAGCATCCTGGCCGCCGTTTTTGTCTGGGCTGGCTTGTCCATCCTCGCCTTTGTCGCCTTCAACCTGCTTTCCCGCTCCAACTCTCACCGATGAAATCCAGTAAACGCATGATGCGTCAAGTCGCGTCCACCGACCTTCGCCCTAGAACTCTTAGGGAAATAGAGAAGGCCGATGGCAAGCTGCCAGCATACAAGAAAATCACCATGGAAGAGGCGCTCAATCTCATTCGTGAAGAAAAACAAAAGAAGCTCCGATGAACCTAACCATAACCAACCCGCCCATGCTTGAGGATAATCCCTCAATCATCGTCCGCACCAGCAAGCCGTCAGACGTTAAATACGAGTCAGAGAGCCGCCGTTACGACGGCAAGCTTGCGAGAGTGAACGTCAGCAACGGTTACGACCTCGCGCTGATCAAGATGCTTAGGCACGGGATCGACTATTTCGCACCTTCGACCGGCAACGGCATTCTCGTTAAACCAGAACTCTTAATCCGATGAAAACACCACACCTAGCAACAGCATTATTATCAACCGCAGCATTACTCGGAACTGGAGGTGAATCTGCTACCGAATGGACCGAGATGCGGGGCATTATTCGACGCCGTGGACTCACTTTAAACCAGCGCCAGAAGCGCAAGGACCGACGCCGCGCCTTCGCCAACGGCAACCGGAGGGCATTCCGATGACCTACCAAGAAGCCGCCACGCACCTACTGGCATCCGCAACCTACCGCATGACCATGCCGGAGCGATCAGCCTGCGAGGCGATCCAAGCTGGCAACAACGACGACGAAAGCTGCCGCGTGATGCGCCAGTTGATGACCGAGTTTGCCCGCGAACTTGCCACGGCCCGACCAATCGAGCCGGTCGCGCCAATCGAAACCGCTGACCAGGAGGGCGCTGCATTGCTATGAGTGCCGACTCCGCCCGCTTGTTCGCATCCACCGTAACGGTGGCAATGGTCGCTCTGACCGTGCTACTCGCCGCCTTTGGATGCAGGGACTTCGCCACTTACCTAATCGTAGCCGGAATCGGCATCTTTGCCGGATTCGTAGCATCAACTCAAGATTCCTGACTTTTCCAACCATGAAAACGATGAAGAAAATCGAGATTAAAGCTCTACTTGAAATGCTGGATTACGACCCAGAAACCGGCGTTTTAGTTTGGAAAAAGAGGCCGCTTGAGCATTTCAATTCGGAGCGTGCAATGATCGTTTTCAACTCAACCCGAGCAGGGCGAGTTGCTGGATCGTGGCACAGGGCTGGCTATAGGAAGATCAAAACGCTTGATGGCGGCGACTATTTGGCGCATCGCTTAGCTTGGGCGATACACTCGGGATCGTGGCCCCAGTTTCAAATTGACCACAAAAATGGAATCCGCCATGACAATCGAATTGCAAATTTGCGAATTGCGAGTCACGCGGACAATTGCAGAAACATTAAGATTCCCAAAACCAATAAAAGCGGAGTTATAGGTGTTTCCGCGATGTCCAATCAAAAAGGTTGGAGAGCAAGAATCAAAGTCAATAGCAAGACCATCCATCTTGGAAAATTTGACGATTTTGATAAGGCCGTTGCAGCAAGGAAAGCAGCGGAAAAACTACACCACAAAGAATTTGCGGGATCAAACCGCTAACTATCGCCTAGTGGCGACCGGGCGGCACATTGCCAGTCGTTTCTACTCGTCGAGGGTGGGATTGCTTACGACAGCCCGGAAACTTTTAACTGACCAACACCATGAAAGAAGAATCGATCGCTCCCAAATGGGCTAACCTTCGGGTTGCCGCAAAGTATAGCTGTCTATCTACTCGTTTGCTTGAAACGTATATTGAGTACGGGCTTATTCGTTCTGCCCTTGTTAAGAAGCCGGGACGCGAACGCGGCGTTAGGCTTATCGACCTAGACGACCTCAACCGGTTTATTGAAGGAAGTATCGGTCAACGCGCTGAGTTGAAAATGAATGAAAAACACAACAAAACACCATGAAAGCAAAACCAAAAAGCCAGTGCCAGCGGTTGCTAGCGTATCTCAAGAAGCACCGCAAGGGAATCACCACGATGGAGGCTTTCGAGCATCTCCGCATTACGTGCGTGCATAAGCGCATCAGCGAGCTTGAGAACTCATGGGAGTTCGACGGCAAGACGTTTGTCGTGCCTAACATCACTCGCACCAAGGAGCGCACCGCTTCCGGCAGCATCGTCACCAGATACAAGCTCGCCCGCTAACTTTCCAGCGCCCTTGATGCCGTCCCTTGTGGGAGACAGCACGGCACAAGAGCAACCTTTCCAACACTATGACAACCACCACACAAGAACTGCTAGACGCCAACGACGCGCTACGCGCCGAATACCCAACCGCGCTGATTGTCGATGCCGCATTCGCAAACGACGGATTCCGACTGACTGTCATTCCTCGCGGCATCCATGAGGATGGCCAGGTTGGCAAAGGTCAGACCGTTGCTGATGCGCTGGCTGACCTCCGCGCCAAGTTCATCGCAAACGATCCGGTCGCAAAGATCCGCAAGCAGGCCGAAGAACTGGGATACGGGCTTTTGAAGCTCCCGCAAGACTAACCGCTAATACCATGAACGAACAACTGACAACATCCGCCGACTCGCAAGCCTTTGAGCTTGTCCAACGCCAAGCAAAGATGCTTTCCGCGTCCTCGCTGGTCCCGAAAGAGTTTCAGGGCAATATGGCCAACTGCGCCATTGCCCTTAACATCGCGAAACGCCTTGGAGCAGACCCGTTTATGTGCGTGCAGAACATCGACATCATCCACGGCAGACCGGCGTTTCGCGCTCAATTCCTCATCGCCATGGTCAACGCATCGGGCCGCTTTTCGCCGCTTCAATTCCGCTTTGAAGGCAAGGGCAACACCCGCTCCTGCCAAGCTTACGCCAAGTCCCGCGAGACTGGCGAGACATGCGAAGGACCGACCGTCACCTGGGCGATGGCTGACGCGGAAGGATGGACAAAGAAGGCGGGCAGCAAGTGGATGACGATGCCCGATCTGATGTTCACTTACCGCGCCGGGGCATTCTTCGCCCGAGTCTACGCTCCCGACATCACGCTTGGCATGATGACGAGCGAGGAGGCCGCCGATGTCGCGCCGATCCGCAACGTAACGCCGGCCACCGTGCCGCTTGATCCATTTGCCGGTCCAGTGGTTGAGTCACTGCCTGAGCCGGAAGCGACGGAAGAAGGAGGTGAGGCATGAACGCGATAAGCGACGGAGAACCGGCATTTCCAGTGCCAGTCGGTGAACGCGAATTCTGGGATCGCGAGGAAAACGGAAACCCGAACGGGATTACGATTCGGGATTATTTCGCGACTGCCGCCATGCAGGGTTTTGTTTCAAGCTATCCCAACGGGCAGGGGGACGGCGCTGAGGCTATTGCCCAAGATAGCTACACTCTAGCCGACGCCATGCTCGCCGCGAGAAAGGAGGGCGCATGAAGATCATCGACACACCGCAACGCTCGCCTGAATGGTTCGACGCCCGCAATGCCTGCTTGGTAACTGCCAGCGATGCTGGTCCTTGGCTATTCGGCACCGACAAGGTCAGTCAAAAAGCCCGCAAGGCCCGTATCTACAAATACCTGCGCAACCAGATGCTTGCCACGATTCCACGCGATGAGTGGGAACGCAAGAAAGCCGAGGACGACGAGAAGCGAATGAGCTTCAACCCATCGATCCAGCGGGGCGTCGAGCAAGAGGACGAGGCTCGCAATCTCTGGTCGGATATCCACGGGCTAGCCGTCGATACGCCGGGGATGCTGACGACCGACTGCGGGCTTTTCGGAGCTTCGCCGGATGGCATCACCGAAAACGGCGGATTGGAGATCAAATGTCCCGATCCTGAAACGCTCATCGCCTGGCACCATGTAAACGAGATGCCGAGTCAGCATTTCGACCAGTGCATGTTTAGCTTGGCCGTGACCGGGTTGGATACATGGCATTTCATGGGCTATTTCCGGGGTATGCCGCCCTTCCTCTGCGTCGTTGAGCGGGACAGCTACACCGAACGCATGGAGGCCGGGATGGCGGCGCTGCGGGCTGAGCTAGATCAAACGCGGGAGGCGTTTCTTGCCAACTGGAAGAGCGCGATGGAAAGGAGTCAGCATGAGTGACCGACCGACACCGGAGACTGAAGAAGCGTGGAATGCTGTTTCTCGCCTCCCAAGCGGCATGTATGACTCGCGGGTCTCGTTTTGGGCATACGCAACCGCGATGAGCGATCACTCAAGGAAGATGGAGCGCCAGCGCGACGAGCTTATCGCCGCTTGCGAATGGGCGCTATCGGAGCTTGGCAAGCACACCCGTCCCAGTCCGCTAGATAAGGCAATCGCCGCCGCGAAAGGAGGCGAGGGATGAGCGGCCAAGAAGCATACTTCGACGGGCTAGTCGGCAAGCGCGTCATCGTCATTTGGCGCGAGGAAAGCGCAGACTGGATCGCCTTTCGACTTCTTTGGGAGGACTGCGGCAACGTGAAATTGCAAGGCGTGGCTTCACCGGATGGAAGCAGTCACGACGGCAGTTGTGTGATTTGCCCAGTTAGTGACATCCGGGACATCATCGAGTGGAAGGATGATTTATGACCCTCTGGGCTAAACGAACAGACGGCAACCACGCCGAGATCCGGCAAGCGATGCGAGATGCCGGGGCGGAAGTCGAAGACCTATCCGGCAGCGGTAAAGGGATGCCTGATACGCTCGTCTGGACGCCGCACACCGGGCTGATGCTCGTCGAGATTAAGATGCCGAAGGGGACACTCACGGCGCACCAGGTGCGATTCCATGCACGGTTTCCCGTTCACATCGTGCGATCCGTGGATGATGCGATGCGGCTTATACAGAACGCCTAACTCCTCCTATCGATACCGTGAACGCCACTCCGCTACATCCCGAGCCTCCTAACCACGCCGCCAGCCCGACACGGGGCGGGTATCGGTTAGGAGCGATGCCTTGTTCATTTTCTTCATCTTCTGCTGATGAGATGACATTGCGAGGCTATCAATCTTCCATCGTTGGCGAGACGCTGACAGCACTTGAAACGAATTGCCGCGTCGTGGTGGCATGTCCTACCGGATCAGGAAAAACCGTGATCGCCATCCATGGACTACTGCCGAAACTACCCGGCAAGACAGCATGGGTGACGCACCGCAAGGAGCTAGCAAAGCAAGCCCGCGAATACGGGCAAGCCCTCGACGTATTCATGGCGCAAGGGGAAATCACTGGCGAATATGATACGATCATCATCGACGAGGGGCATCATGTCTGCGCTGCTCAATATCGGAAAATCCTAGCGGGCTATCCCAATGCAAAAATCATCGCGCTGACAGCAACACCCTACCGGCTCGACGGCGTAGGGCTTGGATCGTGTGGCTTCTCTCGGATCGTCCATGGTCCTGATACCTACGACCTGACGGAAGATGGAACACTCTGCCGCGCTCGGGTCTATATCCCGCGCTCGGAACACACGGCGGCATGGTCGCCGGATGCCGCCGCAAGGCGGATCATCCAAACCGCATTCACGAAGGGAATCGTCTTCTGCCGATCCGTGCGAGAAGCGCAAGAACTGGCGCAACTTCTGACTGATGCTGGAATCAAGGCCGCAAGCATCGATGGCGCAACCGACCCGAAAAAGCGGGCGAAACTCTTCCGCAGCTTCGCCAAGGGTAAGCTCAAGATCATGTGCAATCACACTATCTTCACGGAAGGCGTGGACGTGCCGAATGTGGATCTGGTGGTGTTGAATCGCCACACACTCAGCCGCTGTCTCTGGAAACAAATGATCGGGCGCGGAACGCGGAACGCTCCAGGCAAGAGAGAATGCACGGTGCTAGACTTAGCTGGAAACGGCGTGCTGCATGGCTCAATCTACGACAAGGAAATCTATGACCTCAACGGCAAGGTGGAATCCACCGAATCCCGAACACTCACACCAAGCGCGGCCTCTGATGAGGCTGAAAAATACGAACACAACCAAGGAGAGGAACTAAAAGAATGGAAACCACAACCGAAACCAATACGCATAATCGAGAACTTACAACGACTGAAATCCAAATCGCCATTGCACAGATTGAGGACCGCTTGATGCGTGTCGCAAGGGCACAAGACGAACTACATGATTATCTGTGGTCTGATGAAGTCAACAAGCTGAAAGGGCAAGCCGATGAAAGCGGCAGAGATATTGAAGGCGACCTCAGAAAGAAAAAGTGTAATGAACTTAGGATGAAATACGATATTCCTGAAGGCGTTCATATATTCCTTCCAGACTTCGACGCGGCACTGACCAAGGAAGCGGCAAAACAAAGCAAGCCTCACATAGCGGCATTCGTGAAAGGCAAGCTGGATGAAAACTCATTCTCTGATCTCATGTTTTACTTCGAGGAATGTGCTGAATGTGATTACGGCTGGATTCTGGTGGAACGTCCGATGGGATTCTACGACGAGCCCAGCCGTGAGGACATGGACGCGATTATTGCGGAGATGGAATCCATCGGCACGCGCTCACGCTCGAAAAACACCAAACTGCCCCGAATCGCGGGGGTCTTTTCTTCCAAATGAACAGCCCGATCACCGGCGCAACGGCGTCCGGTGCATCCAAGAGTTCTAACCGACCAGTACCATGAACGACACCCCACGCACCGACGCCATTGCACATCGAGGCTACAACGAGTCCGCATACATCGCGGAAATGACCGGCCTTGCCAGAGGGCTTGAGCGCGAGCTTGCCGAATCCGCTGAATCGCTCGCTTTTCAGACACAACTCAACCGCGAGGTGATCGAGCTGGAAAAAAAGACGCTTGGCGAGCGGAACGACGCGAGGGCGGAGCTTGAGCAAATCAAGGCAGTGCTAGCCGATCCTGTGGCCGTTCACATCAACATGATGCGCGGGACGATTGCATGGACACCGGCTAACCTGCGCCACTTGCTAGGCGATACCGGCGACGCAAGAGCGGAACTAGCTAGCCTAAGGGCAACCCTTGAAGATCCTGACGAGGTGGAGCTTGCGATGATCCGTGGCGAAATTGCGATTCCGCACCGGGTAGGGTTTGATTACATCATCGGGAACCCATGAAACTCCTCGTCCGGCGCTTCCATAATCGGCACTTGATAGTTCGCAGCGATTGAGTAACCTTTGCGCGTCGGGAAAAACGGATTAGGCCCCGCCCGACATCAACGCAACTTGAAGGCAAACAGCCTTCTCCCCGTCTTGCCAGACCCGCTTTGTTGCCGGGGGCCTATCTGGTAGGATGGGGAGAGGGCTTTTTTATTACCCTAATGATCGCATCGTTTGAAGAAGAGCAGAACGCTCCACAAGACCCCAAGCAACCTCCGTTCCCTAACGACACCTGGTGTAAATGGTGCGCTGGAACCGGCCACCCTTACGGCGACGAGTCGAAAGGAATCTGCAAGTGCCCAGAGCATAGAAAGGAAAACCAGCCATGAATCCATTTGAAGAGCTGAGAATCGAAGTCTCCGAAGACTCCATTACCATCGACGGGTTTTATGAAATCGCGTTGTCTCGAATCCCCGACCCGAGAGGTCTTTGTGAGTGGATTCACCACCTATCGCAAAAGTCGTGGGTTGACGCTCGCTTGATTAACGACCTGATCGACGCCGTTTTCCTCGCTAAGGGATGGACCATTTACAAGCACCTGTAATGAGAAGATTCTCTGAAACTCAAAAATGGGACGATCCGTGGTTCCGCGCCTTGCCTGGCGCTCACAAGCTAGTCTTCCTTTACCTGCTCGACAGGTGCAACAACGCAGGTTTCTGGGAAGAAGACCTCGACGGAATGGCGTTCCACACCAAGGTTGAAGCATCCTCTTTGCAAGGGGCTTTAAAGGGGCTTGAAAGGGGCATACAAGCAGCTTCTGGATGGTATTGGGTGAAGAACTTTTTGAGGCATCAAAAGAACGATTCGCTCAATCCAGAGAATCCGGCACACCGTCAGATTATCGCACTTTTGCTCGAGCAATCCGATAGATTTCCAAGCTCAAAATCCTTTTTACCTAAAGGGGCTTCCAAGGGGCTTCTAAGCCCCATAGGTAAAGGTAAAGGTAAAGGAGAAGGTAACGGTCAGGAAAAAACACCTTTGCAGATTCGAGTCGGGAAGCTTCTTGGAAGACGGGAATCCACCACTTGGAGCGAAAAGGAGCTTGATGCCCTACGCAAGATTGGAGATCCAGCCGAAGAAGAGCTTGCGATGATTGAGCGATTCTATTCCGCCGACCTTCCATCCGAAACCGACTACCGCAGGACCACAATGCAAATCCTGCTCAACAACTGGACCGGCGAACTCGACAAAGCCCGACTTTACACCCTTCAAAATCCATGATCGAAGAATTCCCCATCCAAGAACTGCCGCACGCCAACGGCCCCGAGAAAGGCGTCTTGTCGGCGCTGATGAACAACTCGGACTTGCGGGCTGAAACGTCGCTTGACCCGGAGATTTTCTACCTGCCAGCGCATCGCACGCTCTACCGCGAAATGATTGCGGCGGGAGAATCCTTTGAGTTGGTGACGTTTTACGAGTCGCTAAACAAGCGGGGTCACCTCGACGACGTTGGTGGACCGGTTGCCATTGGCGACATCTACACCCATTCTCCGAGTGGGAATCAGTTTAAGGCACACCTTGCCAACCTCCGGGACTGCCATGCTCGCAGAATGGCCATTGCTGCCGCCAGAAAGGCATCAGAAGCCGCGTTTGACCAATCCGGGGCTGACGGTCCGCAAAACTACCTCGACGCGCTAGGAGGGCCAATAAGCGCCGTTTTCGACTACGTTGCAGGAATCACCCCTGAGCGCGACACCAAAGAACTAGCGCGGGAGTTCATCGAGGAGTTCGAGAAGCGACTCGCAGGCCACTCGACGCCGATGGGCTTGCTCACTGGAATCCATGAAATTGACGGGACGCTTCCGGGTCTACACCCCGGCCACATGGGAATCATTTCAGGGCCACCTGGAGGAGGCAAATCAACCTTGGCGACTCAGATCGCAGGGAACCTTGCCGACAACGGCACGCCGGTCCTTTACTTGCCCTACGAGCGCGGTCCCGCATCCGTTTACAGCCGCACCATCATCCAGCGGGCAGGCGTTTCCCATCAAGTCGTCAAAGACCCGAAAACCAACCCGCCGAACACCTACGACCTGCGCAAGATCCGTGATGCCGTTCAATCATCGGTTGGGACGCTTCACTTTCCGCAACCTCAATCCCGCAAAGCGGCTGCGTGCATCGCAATGATCCGCCGCTACCACCGCAAGCACGGCGTGAAGGTCGTGATGATCGACCAGATCGGCCTACTCAGCGGAGAGAGGCGCAAGGGCGCGACAGCGGAAGAAGAGCTGCGGCTCATTTCCAACAGCATCCAAGAGCTTGCCCAAGAGCTTCAGATTACAATCATCGTCCTTTGCCAAGTCACCGCTGAGGGTGACACCAAGAACGCTCGCGCAATCGAGGAAGACGCGGATTGGTGGTTGTCCATTATTCTTGAACGCAACAAGGCAAAAGCGAATTTTGGGGAGCATCAACACATTCTCGTTGCTAAGGACAGCCACAACGGCAAAGCAGGGACCAAGCTGGAATTGATCCTCAACCGCGACACGCTGCGATTCATCACCGGAAAGCCGGAAAGGTCGGAGCCAGAAAAAAGAAACCGATTCCAACCATGACCACCCCCGCCCAAATCATCGAGGCCGTCTACCAGGCCACCGGAGCAAGACCCGAAGAAATCACCTCCGATGTTCGCACAGCCCGCGTCTCAATCGCCCGGTTCCTCGCCATGCTGCTCTACCAAGAGGGGCATCCGTGGAGCAGCAACCAAGACGCCGCGCTCGCAGTCGGAAAGATCGACCCAGGCACCGGCAGGCACGGCTTAATGCGCGCCCGCTACCTGATGGAGCACGACGCCGATTTCCAGATCGCGCATGGCAAGGCTACGGCGATTCTGGGGGATTCTCTCCCTACAGCCGTAAAGGATTGAACGATTTATTCGGAAATGTGTTGCGGGATTCAAGGGGCGGGACTAGTTTCGCGTCGTTCCAACCAACGACACCAAATGCAAGACACCATTCGCCCCTTCCACCTCGGATCAAACATCATGATCGAAATCGCCAACGGCACTGTCCGCCAGCTCGAACCAGTGACCCTCAAGCTCCTCAAGGAAATCCCGGTTTCCGCGCTTAACGAGCAGCAAGTCGCCGGGATGGAAAAGGCACGCGAGGCATGCACGGCGGCAATGATTGCTCAGGGGTTTCTTCCTACTGGATGCACCAACCGCAAATAATCTACCGCGCCGGGTTCCATCCCCGGCGCTTATGTGCCGCTCATGTGCAAAAAATGAAACAACCGATTAAACCCACCCACGGCGGCAAACGCCTAGGCGCAGGACGCAAGCCGGGAAACCCCCGCCAGTCCCTGTCAATCCGCATCAGCCAGCCAGCGATGGCTAAGCTGGAGCAACTCCGCCAGTCTACCGGCATCAGCGCCGGGAAGCTCGTGGAGGCGATGATTCTCAACCACAAGCCATGAACCCAGAATGCTCCTCATTCTGCCACCCGGACGAGCCGTGTTGCATCACTGATGACGGCATTTGCGACGCTCTACCCAAACCAAAACCGACCATGATCCGACTAAAGCTAAACCTCCGCAAACTCACCGACTTCCGCACCTTCACCGGCAAGGACGGCATCGAATACGCCGCGTTTCCCATCAAGGCGAACGCGATCTATATGACCGAGAAAACCGCCAGCATGGACGTCACGCTGATGGATAACCGGGACGGCAAGGACCAGTATGACAACGACGGATTCGCAACGCTCGACCTCGGCAAGGACCGGAGACTGGCCGGCGAACGCGGGCCGATTCTAGGCAACTGGAAAGACCTGGATGGTGGCAACCAGCGCCAAGGCCGCGATGTATCCGCGCAGGAAGCCACGCGGAAGATGCACGGGAGCGAGGC